GGATGATGTTTATCAGGTCCCGTCTTCCGTACTGCTCCAGGACGTTGTCGCGCACGTTCTTCACCAGCTTCGGGTACAGCCTCGCAAGCGCGTGGAACTCCTCATGTTTTCCGATCTGCCGCGGCGTATACCTGTCGCTGTCTGCCCGGACCACGATGCGTTTTGCCTCCGGATCGAAGAACCCGTTCACATAATGTGTCTTACCGTCTGTGCCCGTGATCCCGATCGGCCCGGCCACAAAGTCTACAGTGCAGCCTGTAGTCTGGTTGATCGCGTAGGCCAGTGCCTTCAGGTTATCGGTCGATGTTGCTTCTCCCTTCCTCGTGGCCGATATGCTCTGCAGCATTTCTTCCGGCACGACCATCAGCGTCTGCTGCGTCGTTCCGTTGCTCAGGCCGAGTTCCTGAGAGCTTATGCTTCTTACTCCGGCTTGCCGTAGAGCATTTCTAATACCATCTCCAGCACTTTGTCCTCCGCGTCCTGCTGTTCCTGCGAGACCGCGCCCTGTCCCTGCATCTGAATCCAGTCGTCCACCTTCTCCTCCGGTACGTCCACCAAGGTCCCGTCCGGTGCTTCCACCAGCAGGAGTTTTCCCTGTGCCGACGGCAGCCTCAGTCCCTGCTGCGGCAGGGATGATGCCTGTATCAGACTGTCCTCCTCCGGCAGATGTTTCTCCTGTGCCTTCGACTTCTTCTTCCTGTCCCAGTAGTCCTTGTTTTTCCTGCGCTGTGTCTTGCTGGACCGTTTCATCTTGTGCTCCTTCCTGCCGTCTCAGTGGTTCCAGAATATCCTCTTCAAAAATCCGGGTGACGGTGCGTGTGTCGCTGTCCGCCCGGATAATGATTCCCTTATCGGTATATGCTGCATCCAGTTGCTGTGCCTGTCCGTTGTTCCCGTCCGTAAAGTAGTACATGTTTCCCTGTACGTACCGGACCGGCATGCCGATGGCCTCCTGGCTCCAGGCGTTTACCAGCTGCATCTCGCTGTCCCATATCTGCTCTGGCAGTTCAATCAGCGTTCCGCCGCCGGCTGCGTTGACGACGTTCCCGTTTCCGTCCGCAATAACACCCATTTCTTTTGTGCTTGTCGGCACGCTTCCGGTCTGTTGCATCTCTACGGACTGCTGTCTGCGTTCTTCAGCTTTTGCTTCCTGCTGGATCGGGGAGTGCAGGTTTGCCACGCTCGCAATCTGGTCTGTCTTCTCGCTCTCCTGCAGGGCCGGTCTCTGTATCGTACGCTCTTCCGTGCCGGTTGCGTCCGCGATTGCTCTTGCCGCAACAGCTGCCTCCGCTGCCGGTTCCGTTGCTCCCGGCAGTGCGATGACTTCTCCTGCCGGCACCGTCGTCTCCTCGGCCGCCATGGCGTTCAGGATCTCGATGGCTTCCTGCGCGTCTTCGCCCAGTATCGGCGCGATCTCCGGATCCGAAGCGCACTCGGTCAGTAGTGCGATGGCTTCCTTCATCTCTGCGTCCGCCTGCGCTGCCGCTTTTGTGTCTCCTCTGGATTCCGCTTCCGCCTTCCTCGCCCTGGCCGTCTCTCCGGCGGCTGCCTGAGCCTCAAGCCATTCGCGTGCGAGGTTGATTTCTTTGGTGATTCTTTCCGCTTCCGCTGCGTCACCCTGGAAGATATCCGGGTGGTACTCTTTCATATACTTCCGATACTGGCTCTTCGCATCGTCCCAGTTCTTTGCTTCCGGGAAGTATCTTTCCGCGAACTCTTTGCCGCGTGTGTCAATGGACGTTGCCGTCCCTGCGTTTTCTCCAGCGTATTCCGTCGGCATGCTCGCCCAGGTGTGGAACGCGGAAAAGGCAAAGGCGACCGCTGCATTCTGAATGATCCCGCCCACGTCCGGGTGATAGTCTTCGCCATAGTTCAGCGCGTTGCTGATTTCTCTGATCGTGGTGTCTCCTCCGACAAACGCCACGCCGGATATGCCGGAAACAATCGTTCTGGCCAGTCGGTTATCCATCAGCGATTTGCGGATGAGTTCACCCGTGTCCGGGTTTACCTTTTCTCTCAGGAAGTTCAGCCCTGCTGCCGATACAGCCTGTGATGCGACAGATCCCAGTGCGCCGCCTCCGGCTGAGATCCCGATGCTCTTCAGGTAATCTGCGGTGCTCATCTCTCCGGACGCCACAGCCCCGAGGTTCTGAATGGCGTCCAGGGTTCCGAAGGTAGCCGCGCTCCCCGCTGCGCCCGGCAGATACTTTGCAAGCACGCTGCCTACTTTTCCGAGCGCTGCGAGCTTGCTGCCTCCGGAGGCAAGCGCCCCGGCAATCGGACCGCCGAGCAGTGACCCGATACCGTGCATCAGCAGGAGGTTTCCCGTTAGGCTGCCCGCTCCGTAGGTGAGGCTGTCGTTGTTCTGCGCGTATGCTTCTCCGAGCTGCAGTCCCGTTGCTGCGTCTCTCAGCGCGCTCGCCACAGCCTGGCTGGCTTCATCCTCTGCGGTGATGCTGTTGCCGGCTGCCTGCCCGACGGAACTCAGTCCGGCGCCTCTCGCAAAGCCCTGCCCAAATATGGAGAGCCCGCTGTCTTCCTTGATTCTGGCGTTCAGGTTCTGCGCGAGAACAGATACCGCAAACGCTTCCGGCCGGTTCGTCTGGAAGAGCTTGTTATAATAGTCTCCGTTCGCGCCTTTCGTGAGCTTCTTCCACCCGGTCTTCGGTTCGATGACGTCAAGGATTTCCCGGGCTTCCTGCTTTTCGGCATCGCTCAGCCCTGGCGTCATGGCGAGGTAGTACGCGCGGTCCATGTAGTTTTCGATGTTGTCCGCCGTGTACCGCTCCGGCCGGGTGAAATACCTGGCTTGCTGCGCGTTGTACTGCAGCACCTCGCTCGGGTCTGCTTCCGCCCCCGCGAAAGAGAGCTTCGCGCCCAGCTGCTGCGTCGCCTTCAGGTTGTCTCCGGCCTGGCTCCACGCAGTTGTCCGTCCTGCCGCCGGCAATCCTACTTTTGCTGCTGGCTTGCTTTCCTTGTTTGCTTCCGGCGTTCCTGGTGCTGCGTTTTTGTTCGTCCAGTCCCAGTCGCCTCCGCCGAAGGCGTGCACGTTCGCGCCCGGCACTGCCGATGTCGCCGGGTGGTTGTCCCCGGTCAGGTTCCGGTTTACCAGACTGTCCGGGTCCCACTGTCCCAGCTGCAGCCCGCTGCCCTGTGCCTCCGATGCTTTGACCTCTTCCACCGCGGCCTGCGCCTTCGCGCTCGCCGCCCCGGTCAGCCCCTGGTCATTCCGTGCACCCAGCCGCAGTCCGCCTGCGGTCAGGCTCTTGCCGCTTGAACTTTTCTGTCCGGACTTCTTCAGAAAATCGTCAAAAAAGGCGTCTCCGGTCTTCGATGAGGATGCGGTTCTCTCACCGTTCACTCTGGTCGCGGACCGGCCGCTGTTTTGGTTCCCTTTGTTATTTGTGCTCACGACAGGCTGCTGTCCGCTCCTTGTCATGAAGTCATTGAAGAACGTGTCCTTCGTTGCGCCCTTCCCGGAAGTACCGGAAGAGGAGCCAGATTTCTGACTCCCCGTTTTGATTGAACCGTTATTCGTGCTTGCCATGGCTCCGTCTCCTTATCGCGCGCCCAGGGCTTTGATGTTTGCTGTGCTCTTTGCCGCGTTGGATCCTGACTTCTGTGTCGCTGCGCTTGCCGCGTTCCTTCCGGACTGTGCCTGCTGCTGCGCCGTCTTTGTCGAGGCGTTGTTGACGCCGTAAAGGGATGCAGTCTGTCCTGAGCTCTTGGACGCTGCAGCGTTCTGCGCCGCTTTCGCAACGGTCGTCCGGACCAGGTCGCTCACGGTATTCGCGACCGGGTTCTGCACCTTGCCGTCCGTCTGTGCCAGCGTCTTGTCTATTGCTGCCGAGAGCTTCTGCGTCGCTGTCTGTGCGCCTCCTGATGATGCCGGTGTCGCGGTCTTCGGCGTTGTCTTTGTCGTGCCGTCGCCTCCGGAGTAGCCGCCGCCTCCGCCGCCCGTGCTCGGTGCTGCCGCGGTTCCCATGATGTCTACAAGCGGGCCGGTGATCTTTCCGGTCAGCTGGTAGATCTGCAGTGCGTTGGCAAGCTCCTGCTGTGCGTCTGTCACGGCGTCTCTGTCTCTCTGGTATTCGGCATTGATCATGTCGAGGTAACGCTTGTAATCGGAATCGTCCTGACCCTGGTACATACTGAGCGCATCCTTCAGCATGTTGTACTTGTCCGTATAGGTCTGGTACTCCGTGCTGCGGTCCGTATCCATCGCGCTCAGCTTCTGCAGCAGCTGGCTGAACTTGTTGTTGTATTCCTCCAGTGCCTGCGCCCGCAGCGCCGGGATGGAGTCTGCGAGCTTCCCTGCGTAATAGTTCGCCGCCTGCTGCGCCGCAGTCTGCGCATAGCTCGACGGGATCCCGCCGGTCGCCATCGCCGACTGCGCCAGCGCGTTCTGTGCTGCTCTGTCTCCTTCGCGCAGGTATGCTTTCTTGTAATCGGAAAACAGCGGGTCGGTGCTCGGGTCATACTTGAATGATTTCTGGTTCACCACACTGTCCAGGAGTTTTTTGTAGTCATCCTGCCCGGTGTACTTGAAATCTCCGTAGCTTCCGATCTTGTCCATGGTGTCGTTGATCTTGCTGCCGTAGCTTGCGGCGTAGCTCCGGTTCCCGGAGTCTCCGGTCCAGTAGCTTCCGTAGTTCTTGCGCAGCTGGTTGATCGCTTCGCTCGCCAGCAGTTTCTGCTCGTCGGTCTTCGCGTTTCCCAGATCCCGCTGCAGGCTCACCATGCTCAGCCCGAACTCCGGGTACTTCTTTGCGTAGTCCAGATCGTTCTGGTCGAAGCTGTTCAGCACACCGGCAGCGGTCGCCGCCTTCGTGAAGTCATCATATGTGTATGCCATTTCCTTTTTGTCCTCCTCACTGCCTGCCCGGCAGGCTCTTGTATTCGCTGCCTTCGCTGAATTCCCGCGCGATGCTGTAGATCCTGCATCCGCCTTCTCCCTCCAGCTTCATCCGGTAATGGTCAGCTCTCCTTGGCACGATGGCCAGGAAGTAGCTCCGTTTGGTTTCTTCCTCCAGTGTTCCGTCCTGCGGCTGGTACCATGTCCCGTCGCTGTCCAGCTGCAGCCACACCTTGCAGTAGGCGTCCTCGTCCAGTTCCATCCGGATCAGGATTTTCCGGATGTCCTTCTTGTTCGGGCTGTCGTCCGTGTAGTCCGCGAACTCCGCTTCCCATTTGAAGTCCTCCTCCTCGGTGCATCCGTTCGGCGGATCCTTGATGGTTCCCGTGATCCAGATCTCTCCCTTTGCGTTCAGGAAGTACAGGTTCCCTTTGGAGTACGCGAAGTCGATGACCTGTGTGCTGTCCTCCTCGTGCCACATGCCCTTCTGCGTGTCATACACGAACAGGTGCCAGCCGTCGCTCTCGTCCTGCATGCTGATGTAGTACTTCAGCCCGTCGCTGCCGGAGACCGCGTTCTTGTACCGCTTCAGCCCGAAGGCCCGGTTCGCTGCCGCCGGAAGTCCTCCTGTGAAGATGCACACGCCGCTCTGGTTTAGGTACAGCAGCGCCTCTCCCGCTACGGCAAGGCTCTTTCCGCTGCCTGGTGCAAGTCCCAGCGTCGCGCTGCCGATCATTTCAAAGCTCGACGGTATGCTGCCGTACACCTTGAAAATCTTCTGCTCCTTGAAGAATGTCGGGTATCCCATGAAGCTGATGCAGCCTGTAAAATCTCCGACGCTTCCGGAGTCTACAGCGTAGCTGTCCGTGTCCAGGCCGTCGTAAACGTAGAAGTTGAACGGGTCGCCCAGCTTGCTCGCATAGAGCGTCGATCCCGTATATCCCCACAGCCGGTTCTCGTTCTCCAGCATGTGCGTCAGTTCCGGTACTTTCCGTTCCAGCTTTGCGTTGTTCTCCGTGCAGTTCGTGAAGCTGTTCTCGTAGAAGTGCATCTCGTTCCCGCTGATTTCCCGGACGATCACCGTGATGTTGTTGACCGTCTGGGAACATCCGCTGATGGTGATGGCGTCTCCTACTCTGAAGTAGTCCGACCATGTTACTCCGCTGGCGTAGATCGTGTTCGCGTCCGCGCTCTCGCCGTAGATCGTCCCGTCCCGGAATACCACGGCGTGCGTAATGCTCGCTCCCAGGCTCCCGAAGGTATCGGTCTTGAAGTTGTAGTACTTCATGTCCGGTGAGATGATGATATACGCCCCGATCGCGCAGAAGTTTTTCCTGCCGTCTGAAACGGTTCCTTTCTTTACGCCGTCGTAATAGAAGTCTGTCCCGTCCACCCAGCACAGCTTATCCCAGGCGAACAGCCCGTTTCCCTTGGTCAGGGTCTTGAACTTCTTGCGCTTCTGTCTCGTGGCCAGCAGGGGATAATAGTCGCTGCACAGGTTCTTCATGTTGAAGATCTCGCCGTCGCCTGCTCCTTCGTTGTGGTTAAGCCCTGCGAACTTTGTCTGCTTTCCGGTTTTGATCCCGTCGGAGTATTGCGGTGCCGGTATGTTCATGCTTCTTCACTTCCTTTACTGCGGCGTGCCGTTGATGTAGACGTCGCCGTTGATGTCCACTCGCTGTCCCGTATCGCCGATTGTTGTGCCCGCCGCCGTGCTGATGGTTGCCTCGTTTGCAGCCGTCAGGCTGATGTCGTTGATCGCCGACAGCGTCACGTCTCCTCCGGCGCCGATGGCGACGTCTCCCGTCGCCGTGATGATCACGTCTCCGGTGTTCGGATCCACCGTCACAGCGCCCTGCAGCGTGCTCACGGCGCCCTGCAGCGCGGAAATATCCTGCGTGATATCTCCGATGTCCGTGCTGTCTCCGTTGATGCTGACAGTGCTGCCGTTTACGTCAACCGTCGCGTCGCCGTTGATGCTCACGGTGCTGCCGTTCATGTCCACCGTCACGTTGCTGCTGCCGATGGTTACGTTCCCGTGGCTGTCCACGCTCACTGCGCTCTCCAGGGTGTTGACGCTGCTTTCCAGCGCGCTCACCTGGCTCGGCAGTCCCGACAGTCCGGCCACCGTGGAGCTCAGCCCGGACACCGTGGAGTTCAGCTGGTTCACCATCGCCGCCAGCGTCTGGACCTCCTCGCTGACTCCCTCCGTGCTCCCGCTTAGAATATTGTCCAGTGCGGTCTGGTTGAAGTTCTGCGCATCCAGGTTGTTCAGCGTGTACTTCAGCTGATCCACCAGCTGCCGCAGGTAGTTCAGCATCTTCTCGGTCTGTTCCTTGCTGTTCTCGTTCCCGGTAAAGGTCGGGAAGTTGATGTCTATGTTTAGAAAATTCCCGGGCATGGCGTCCTCCTGTCATTGCGCGGCAGTGCTCACACTGCCGCGGCAATCCGTTTCCTTCAGTGCTTTTCCTGATACTCTTCGGTTTCCGGCGTCCAGTGTTCAAACTCGTCCGTGTCCGGCCATTCCTCGCCGATACAGTATGCTGGCGTTTCTTCCTTCATGGCTTCCAGGATGATGTTCCACACCGCGCAGATCGCCGCGGCCAGCCCGGCTGCCACCGTCGGCGCCAGCACCGCCCACAGCTTGGACCAACTCTCCGGGAACCCGCCGTTCAGAATGACGCAGAGTTCCGGAATCAGCACCCCGAAAAACGCCTGTACAAAGGTCTTGATCGCTCGTACCATCCAGTCTTTCATCATTGTTCTCCTTTTCATTTTTTGTATCAGGTGATGACTTCCATCGCCTGCACTTCATTGTTGATCTTATCGACGAAGCTGTTCCCGCCCAGGGCCTTGTACGCCGCGTACATCAGTACGAAGTTTTCAAAATCGTACTGCCGGATTTTATTCTCGTTGTCCTTGCCCCGGTAGTAGATGTCCAGCATCTTCGCCCGCAGCACGCAGCGCTGTCCGTCCTCGATCTTTCGGATGCCGAACAGCTTCTCCCGGACCGGCTTTGCTAGGATCGCGATGGCTGCGGCCAGCGATGTGATGAAGCTGCACACCTGCATGATCATGCTTATGGAATGACTCATCCTTCTCACCCCGCTTCCGTCTTCAGCAGCTTCGCCCAGAGCTCGCCGTCACAGGTGACGCCGTCCTTCAGGCCGTAGAATTTGCGCGCGCTCACGACCGCCTCCTGCGTCTCCGCGCCGAAATATCCGTCTGCCCCGTACTTCTTGCAGCCGAACCGGCGGGCGATGAGCAGGGCCTGCAGTAGCACGTTCCAGTTGGTTTTCGTAATGCTGCGGCTCAGTTCCGGCAGCGTCCAGCCGTGATCCTCCTTGGAACCGGAGTCGTCCTCTTTTGGTTTTACCGTCCCGGATCCCCCGGCATTTCCGCTCGTTGGAACCACAGTGGTTCCGTTCACCAGGCTCGCCAGCGCGTCCAGGTAGCTCTGCGGTTTGTCCTCCTCCTGGCTCTGCTGCGCATCCGCTGCGAGGCTCCATTTCGGCCTGCCGTAGCCTGCGATCACCGGGTTCCCGGCGGCGTAGCTGCACAGGCTGACCTTGTCGGAGTAGTTTCCCTCCACCGTCCGGATCGACCCGCCGTTCACTTCCACCACGATCCCCGTGTGGTTGATCGCGTAGTTGCTGTAGAAGAATACCTGGTCACCGATTTCCGGGCTTTGGAAGAACGCCCCGTTCTTCTTGTAGTACCCCGCCTGGTTTGCGCAGGCTGCCGATCCGCCGTAGGTCATCTGACCGCCGATGTCCCCGAAGCAGTTGAGAAACAGCCATGAGACAAATGTGCAGCACCACGGCTGGTTCTGCACGCTCCATCCGTAGAGCTTCGTGATCCTCGGATCGTCGGCGTACTTGTTCTGGTTGTCCGGTCCCTCGCGATATCCGACCTCAGCCCGTGCGAGCGCGATGACTTTCTTTTTCGCTTCCTCAACCGTCATCGTCCTGCTCCTCAGCCGGCGCCGCTTCCAGGATCGCGCGGATCCAGATCAGCTTCTTCAGCGCCGACCAGTCTTTTGGTAAACCGAAATCGAACATGGCTGTCACGCTCCGCTCTGGAGGCAGAACTGCTCCACCCACTGTGACCCTGGCGATCCTTCCTCGTTAAACAGGAACACCTTTCCGGTATCCACTTCGATGAAGATGGACCCCGTCGCGACTCCGATCGTCGGCTTTGAATCCGTTGACAGCCCTGCGAACTCGCCGTAGCTGCCGCGGTTCATCGTTTCTCTTACCGCCATTTTCATTTCCTCCTTTTAGCTTTCTTCTTCCCGCTCCTCCCGCGCGTCTTCATCCAGCGCGTCGAGGATCTGCCGGGCAAGCTCCGCTATGGTTTCTCTGGTCTCTTCTTTCATGGTTTATTCCTCAATCAGATCTTCGCAGCCGCTGTCGATCAGCAGCTCGCGCACCTGCTCCTTCAACTTGGCAGGCACCTGCTTGAAGGTTTTTTTGCCCAGAATAATCTGCTGGCACCAAAGCATGGCCATCATGAATTCACCCTCCTTTCCAAACAGAATCATGAACAGGATCCGCATCATGCGTAGATGATCTCGCTCATCTCGAGGATGCACTCGGTCAGCATGTCGTTGGTTTCCTGGAGCTGCTCGTTCTGCTGCTTCAGCAGTTCCAGTTCCGTCATCTCCCCGATGACGACCAGGTACTTTCCGTCTGCCCGCTTCCGGAACCCCCGGAGGATCCGGTGCTCCAGCTCGTATGCCTCGCCGTCGTTCTCGGACACCGATATGCTGCTCAGGTTTTCGATTGTGAGGTCTTCTTCCGTAACGCCTTCCGTGACAATCAGGTTGCCGCAGCCGTCCGCAACGGCGTTAAACTCCTTGCCGTCATTCAGGGTGATATGAACCCTCGTGTTTTCATCCATTCGTCTGTCCCTCCTCCGAACAGCTGTCTGTATAGCTTGATGATGTTTTCGCGTTGTTTCCTTGACAGGATCTCCCGGTAGTTTGCGATCCATGTCCGGAACAGTTCCTCCGCCTTTTCCTTTGTTGTCCCTCCGGACTGTATCAGGCCTTTCAGTTTCTTCAGCTTCCTGCGCATCCTGGTCACGGTCTTCGGGTTGATCCGTATGACCACGTGCCCGCGCTCCGTCAGCCTGTAACGGTACTGCAGGAACCGGAATGTCCCGGACACTTTCTGGATCTTCGTCTTTCTTGGGTTCAGGAACAGCCGCAGTCGCTTCGCCATGTCCTCGATCTTCTGCCGGATCTCCTCCAGCTCTTCCTTCGTCCCGGCGATTACGTACAGGTCGTCCATGTACCGCCCGTAATATCGGAATCCGTTCACGATGGTCACGAGCTTGTCGATCGGCGTGGCGTAGGCGATCGCCGTGATCTGCGATGTCTGGTCTCCCACCGACATGGATCTGCACAGGAACTTTTCTCCGGTCTGCAGCCTGGTTTCCTTCCGGTACTCGACCATGCTGAACTTTTCCTGCTGCGCCCGGCGGTATTCCTCCTCGCTCATGTACGACACGTCCACCCGGAAGGAATCGTATGCCTGGAACGTAAGCTGCCTTGCAAACTCATCCGGCTCCCATGCGGTGATCATCTGCTTGGCCAGCGCGTGGTCGATGTTGTCGTAGTATCCGGAGAAGTCCATCGTCATGATGTAACCGTCGTTTCCTCCGCGCTCCCGGAAGAACGACTCCAGGTGTGCCGTCAGCCTGTTCCTTGTGAACGACACCCCCTTGTCCTTCAGGCTTGCCCCGTTGTCATAGATGAGGTTCGGCCGGATATGCGGGATCAGGTACAGGTCGTTCAGTGCGTGCTTCACGGTCCTGTCCCTCACGTTCAGTGCGGTAATCGCCCTCGTCTTGCCGCGCTCGTGGACGGTGAACCGTGAATACTGCGACAGCCTGTAGCCGTCCTCCGCTCCGTTCCGGAATGCCTGCAGCTCCCTTTGCAGCTTCCGGATCTCCGTCATCGCATTCCACCGGAACCGCTGCACCTGTGCTTTCCACTGGCTGCCCCTGCGCGCTGCCAGGAAGGCTGCGTACAGGTTGTCTGCATCCTCCAGCGGGTGCAGCTCCTCCTTGCTGTCAAAGAAACCCCATTCGTACATAGTAGGATGAGGAATCTACAACGATACTGATCGTAATCAATCGCATCATTCCTCCTGTATTTCCCTTGCGGTCGGACAGCGTCTCCTTCCTCTTGCCCGATCCTGCCGGGAATCTATTGCTCCATTCTCCGGCATGGGCTGGGAATCGGGGGCGGACGCCATTGGCGTTGGACGAACCGTTGTTGTTGGCGTTCCCGTTGCTGTTGACATTCGCTGCGTTCGTGGCCGAAACCACCGAGCGAAGCCACCAGTTGGCACGTTCAGATGCTGCCCGTTGTTTCATTCTTCTCCCGGAGGCCGGTTGCGGTCAGGACGAATCCTGCCCGCTCCGCCGCGCTTTTCCTGCGCTTTATCTCTCTTGCTGTCGCTTCGTCCCGCAGGTGATTGCAGGACTTTCGCCAGCCGCGCAGGATGGCGATCTCCCGGTCGATCTCTTCCGTGAGCACAGTGAGAAAATTCCGGTTGCCTGGAATCGTGTCTGCTATGTAGTTCAGCTCCCGCTTCAGGTTGCTGCAGAGACCGATTGCTTCGTCCTGCATCATCCTCATCGCGTCGCACTCGCACAGATATACCGGTTCCGCCGCGTTCGCTCTGTCTATGAGGAACACGATCTGGCGGCAAAGGTCGTTCAGTACCCTCGTCTCGTCAGCGATAAACAACTCGTCGCATTTCTCCTGTTGCTTCATTTTCTCTTCCTGCTGGCGCTGCCATCGCTCGCGGGAAGTCTCGCTCCAGTCCCGGAAGTTCTTCGGCTCCTTCGGCATCTGCCGTTTCTTCAGCCCGAACCTCCGGTAGCAGAGCTCCGTAACATATCTCCGTACATCCAGCATGTGGTCCCTCGCCGCAAACGGCGTTTCCCTGCGCTCGTTCTCATGCTTCATGTCGTTTTACTGTCCGCCCCCTTGCGGGGGCGGGACTGTCAGATCACGAGGAAGCGGGGGCGGACGCCAAAGGCGCCGGACGAACCGGCGCTGCCGGCGGCCCCGTCGCCGAAGACATACGCCGCGCGCGTGGCCGAAACCACCGAGCGAAGCCACCAGGAGGCACGATCCGTTTCGGTCGTTGCTCTCAGTCTGAATATTGCGAACTGCGTCTTGTCGATTCCGACCTCGTGGCTTGGCTTGGCTCCGCTGTCGCCGTAGCTCCAGACCTGTGCGCCGTATATCTGCGTCTCGTTCGGCAGGTCGCAGAACCGCAGGCTGAAGTTCACTTCGCTGGCGTTCCAGGCCCAGCCGGTCGCCCGGCCGTCCGATGCGCTGTAGAAGGTCGTCGGCAGGAGCAGGTCCGGCTTGATAAGGTTCGCGTTTCCGAATACGTCCTTGACCAGGTTGTCGCACAGCGGCATGATGGTTTGCCGCATCCTGGATCCGATGTAGCCGCCGGCTGTGCTGTTGGTGTTCGGCGCTCCCATCGTGGCGTTCCACTTAAAGGCTTTGACCGTCTCCTGGCTTGTCACCGTGACGCCGGCGTTCGTGGTGTTGATGAGTGCGCTGCTCGCAATGAATCCGGTCAGGTCCAGGTTGTTCTTCGGCATGAACACCGCGTGGTGCGTTCCGCAGCGCTGCTCGGATCCGGTGTTGATGTAGTAGTCGAAGTGGACGATCTCGAAGCTCTGCTCGTTCCCGCCCGTCGGCGTCTTCGTCACATAGTCTCCGATGTACAGATCCTCGAACAGGCTGTAGCCGTTGGTGCCCTTGATGCGGTCGAACAGGCTGCCGTCCGTGAGGTAGGCCGTGATGTCCTTTCCGCGGTAGATGCTGTTGTGGAAAGCTGCGGTCTTCGTATCGTTGTTGACGATGAACGGGGTCCTGGACGCCTGTGCCGCGTCGATGTTGTCGCGCACCTGCTTCTTTTGGGAATCGGTCAGCGTCTGTGCCGACAGCGTGACGACGTCCGTCCTCAGCTTGTCGCGCAGGTTCTGGCCGTACACATGCTGCGCGTACAGTTTGACTGCTGCTCCGACAAATTCTTCCGTTCCGAAGTCCGCTGCCGTATATGCTGCGCTTACCGTGTTGGCCAGCGTGTACACGACCGGTGTCGTCAGGACATAGAAGATGTTCGTCGCGTCGTAGTCGTAATCCACTCCCATCGCCTTTACGGTTGCAAGGTTTGCTGAACTGTACGCCATCTGGCCGATGCGCTTGGTGTAGATCTTCAGGTCGAGGCTCAGCTCGTCCCTCACGCTTCCGACGCTCGGGATGCCGTAGCTTGCCGTCGGCAGGGGATCGCTGTTGGCGTCCGCCGTCGGGATCGTTATGGTGCTTTCGCTGTAGGCCTCGTAGGTTGCGTCCTCGTAGCCGCTCCACTTCGGGTGCACGCACAGCGTGTCGATATCCGAAACGACCACGCAGATGTAGCAGTCCTCGTCCGGCGTGACGTAGCTGGTTCCGACGTTCGATGTCACGATTTCGATCCCCGTTGTGGATCCGGTCGGTACGCTTTCACTCAGGCCGATCCGCAGCACCGCGTTGTTGCTGCTGTATACCGTATAGCCGTCGTCCAGCCCGCCGACTGCGTGGATCCAGCAGACGTATGTTCCGGTATTCGCCACCACGTTTCCGCTCGAGTCGATGCTCTTGTTTGCCAGGATGTTGTTCGCCTTGTCGAACTGGTTCAGTCCCATGGCCTTGAAGCTCGTAGGCTTTGCTGTGACCAGTGTGCCTCTGACTTCCACCACGCAGGTGACGGTCAGGGTGTCGTTGTTCTGCGGCGTGCCGGTCACGCTGATGCCGTAGTCCGCCAGGTCCGCAAGCTCCCCGCTGTACTCCCAGTGGTCTGTGTCGTACAGGAACGGGAAACTTCCGCTCAGCCCGCCCAGGTCGGAGCTTTCCCAGTCATCGCTGTTGATGGTTGCGCTCAGGTCTTCCGAACTGCTGACGATGGAGAGACTTCCTTCCGTCCGGCCCTGTGCTTCCGTGTTGCCGTAGATGGTGGTGAGCTCAGCTTCGCCGCTGTCGATACTCGCCGTGCCGCCTGCCGTCCGGAAGATGTAGCCGCCGTAGATCTCCTGGTTGTCGATGCTGTACAGGTTGTCTGCCAGCGCCACGTGGTTCACGGTCACGTCTCCGGTCTCTCCGTTTACCGAAGTGACTGACGCCGCGACAGCCTCCGCGATTGCCGCGAAGACGTCCTTGTTCAGGTTCTGCGGGTCGTAGATGCTCTTGCGCATGTCGCCGGAGCCCAGGCCGTCCGCGCCGTTGTAGACGTATACCGGGATGTTCGTCCCGTTCGACAGCTTGCAGTAGTAGGTGTCCAGCGTGCCGGCGGCGTGGTTTCCGTTCACCAGCTCGAAGCCTATGACGCTTACGCCGTCCGCGCCGTCCGCGCCGTCCGCTCCCGAAGGCCCTGTGCTTCCTGTCGCGCCCGTTGCCCCGGTCGCGCCCTGCGGGCCTCGGATGTCTATGCTGCGCCACTCTTCCTCTACGGCGTCCCAGTAGTACAGCAGGTAGTCATCGGTATCTCCGACCATCACAAACCCGTCCGGCTTGCTGCTGGAGTAGTAAGTGATCATCTCCGCATAAGTATCAAAGGACCGCTCGATCAGCAGGTCTGAACCCGGGTCGCCCTTCAGGCTCGCGAGCCACTGCGTTTCGGTCCCTGTAAAGCCGTGTTTCACGGCAAGCCCGTACGCCGTCAGGTAGTACGGGGGATTATTCCATAAGCCCAAATTCGTTTTCCTCCTCTTCCGTTGGCTCCGGCATGCCGCTTCCCGGTTCTCCGTAGTACCCGGACGCCGGGTCGTAAAGGTTTCCGATGTATGCGCTGAACTCGTCCCACAGCCTGTTGAAGGCCTGGGCCGCCGTGCTCAGCCGGTTGAACTCTCCGTTCTTCGAGTCCACTTTCGCGGTCAGGTACGCGATGTAGATGTCGTCGTAAGGCGGATCCACCAGCAGTTCTTTGTCTCCGTCCTCCAGGGCCGTCTGATAACGGAACTGCCTCAGCTCCGCCGGCGCCATCAGGAAGATCTCGCTTGCGATCTTTCCTTCGATCTGGCTCACCCACGCGATCTTCGCCTCCGCCGGGAAGGCGTTCGGCTTCACCGAATCCACAAACTGGATGCACTCCGATACTGTCATTTCCGTCCGTCCTCCTTCCCTTTGTCCGATCTGTCAATGCCTCGCCCTCCGGAAGGGGAGAGCGAGGCACGTCATTCGGATCAGCTCAGGCTGGTGCCGCCGGTCACGCCGCCGACTGCGAAGAAGCGCCAGTCGTTGCCGGTCGCGTTGAATCTGGCACGGCCCTTCCACTTGTTGGCGTCGGTGTTCTCGTCGATCACGCTGCGCACGTTCAGCGGGATGCGGTCGTTCCAGACCGCGCCGCCGTAGTTCTGGTTGTAGGTGGAATCCAGCAGGACAAACGGTGCGGTGCTCGTGATGAACTGATTCAGGTACGGCCAGATGATGACTTTCCATCTGCCGTACTGGTAGTTGAACGCGTTGTTCGAGCTGGTCGGATCCTTGTCGGCGCCGATGGCTGCGAACACGTCGTTCTTCAGCGAGGCGAGGTTCGGGATCAGGATGGTGTCCGGAGCGACGTCGAGGATCTCCCCGTTGTCGCCGCGGAAGTTCTGCATCTCGGTCTCGATCTTGCCCAGGATGGACGCGCTGAATGCGTTGGAAAACCAGTTCGACTGGCTGGCGCCCTTTACCTTGGCTGGGTGCGTCTTGGAGGCGATGGCCTCTCCGTCCGCGCCCTTGATGTCGAAGGTCTTGCCGCGGAACTGTACGCTCGTTAAGTGCTCAATGAATCCGGCAAAGATAGCGGCGCCGAAGAGTTCCCTCGTCCGCTCGTAGCCGGTCATGAAAGCCGCCGGCTGCTTGCGCATGTCCATCAGCTTCGCATCCTCGATCATCTCCTGAGAGATGGCGAACTCGTCCTTCCAGGTCTGGTAGACGAGTAGCTTGTTGTAGCCCTCTTCCATGGCGTCGGAGGGGTACGCGCCGTTCTCGCCGACAGGCTGGAACCCGTTCATGGCGGTCATGGTGGTGAGCAGGTCGCCGTAGTTGTCGCTGGTTCCCATCAGGAACAGATCCTTCAGCACGCTGTTCTTATCGAACGCTTCCGACCGCTGCTCCAGGAACATGCGGATCGGTGCCTGGCATTTGCCGTAGATGCTGTCGTTCAGGCCGCTGGCCTCAGAAAAAGTAATAGGCATTTCTTATTTCCTCCTGTGTCAGTGTCTTCGGTTTTTTAGAACCGTACGCGGACCATGCTTCCGCTTGCGGTGCCGTCCATGTAGACGATCTCCGCCACGCCGTTGGTGGTGGTTGCCGTAACCTGCAGGCCGCTGGACGCGTGCAGTGTCACCTTGTCGCCGAGGTTCAGGCTGCCGCCGGCCGCGGACAGCGTGGTCTCATACTCGGTCTCCGGGTCCACGCGCACGACTGTGACTATGTCTCCTGCGCTGACGGCGCTGGCGTGTTCCTCCACGCAGATGAACTCCGGCTTGTTGGATCCTGTGGCAACGGCGAGTTTCCCGCTCGACAGGATCATCGCCATGCCGTGCTTCGGGGTGATGGCGGAGCAGGGGAACTGCTCGTAAGGCGCCACATGCCCGTCATCGGTTTTAACCTGTACAAACATTTTTTCTTTTCTCCTTCCGGGATCTTATCCCTTCCTGTATTTGTTCTGATATTTCTGGATGGCCTCGTCCGAGGCGTTCGGGTTGAACAGCTTGTACATCTTCCGCTCGTCCGCTGTCACGGTTGCTCCGGCTTTCCCGCCGAAGCTGGTCGGCTTCAGGTGGTTCTTGCCGGCGATGTTTTTTATTGCGCTCTGCCTGGCGGCCTCTGCGATTTGCTCCTGCTCCTGCCCGCGTGTGGCAAGGTAGAAGGCGTCCGCGAAGTTGTTGCCCCGCTTCACCGCCTCATAGAAGGCAGTGCCGTATGGTTTCTCCAGGATGTCGCTGAGCTTTGTAATCGACGGGTCCGTCTTTCGGATCTCTGCGAGTTGCTGTTCCACGCTCTGCCGGAAGGCTTCTTCCCGCTGTGCCTGTACCTGCTGCTCCTGCTGTGCCTGCCTCTGCCTGGCTGCCTGCACGGCCGGGTGCTTGTCGATCAGTTCGTCCAGCGTTTCCTTTGTCAGCTTTCCGCTTTGAAGTTCCCGCTGCAGTCTCTGGTTGTCCTGCTCCTCGCGCCATGCCCGGAACTCGTCCATGTTCGTGATCGGCTCTTTGGTGAAGGGGTTTACCAGCCCTGCCTGCCGGAAGAACAGTTCCTGCTGCTCGGCATACTCCTGTTCTCTCTGCTGCAGCGCCTGCTGCACGGCTGCCTGGATCGCTTCCTGCGTTTCCTGCTGCCGTCTCCTTGCCGCGTGCTCCCTTCGTTCTTCCGGCGTCTGGCCTTCTCCGCCTTCCTCCGGTTCTCCCGTGCCGCTCTCAGGCCCGTCCGTTTCCTCTTCCCGGCTTTCCGCATCGCTGCGTCCGTCTCCGCTTCCGTTGTCCTGGCTTCCGGTCTCTCCGGCCTCCGCTCCGTTCTCCGCTGTTTCTTCCTGATCCTCTGCAGGTTCGGCGGGCTCCTGCTCTTTTCCGCCCTGGTCCAGTCCGAATGCGGCGTACAGTTTCTCTTCGGTGATGTCCATGCTGTTCTCCTTCTGGGATTTTTCCGCTGTTCCCGTGCGTAATTTTCCGTGCATATTTATGCACGCTGGCATTTTTCCGCGTTGCCGTGCGTGAGTGTTAATTAAAATTTCCCGCCGGTTTTTGAACTTAAACCGGCGGTCTCCGCTCTAAGTGCAGTCGTCTGTCCTTAGGACCGGCGTCAGTAAGTAAGTTTATTTACTTACTTCTTGCCGCTGCGGAGATCTTTCCCGGTCTGCACGGTGCCTTTCTTGGCGCCGTCCTTCACCTGATGCGGCGCTTCAACCTTCTGCTGACCCTGGTTCTTGATCTTGCCGATGTATTCGCTCTGCATGCTGGTCTCCTCCTTTCCCGGATACTTGGGATTTTCCCGCTGTTCCCGTGCGTAGCTTTGGCATGTTTGCCCTGTCGCCTTGGGTAGTGTTCTCTGTATGCTCACGGGCCCGCCGCCCGGTATTGCCGTAAAATTATTCCGGCAGGAATCGGTTCTCCGCCTGTATGTCTTCCGTTTCCAGCTCGCCGATTCCGCCTTCCTCAGCCGGCATTTCTCCGGCTGTTCCGCCCGCCTGCATCTGCTGCATCATCTGCATCTGCTGCATGGCCTGCCGTTCCTGCTCGGCCCGCTCCTCCAGGAACTTCCTGGTTGCCCCTGCTCCCGGGTAGTGGAGCTCTTCCATCTTCGACCAGAACAGGATCAGCGTCTCCGTATCCTGCGGGTTTCCGAACGCTCCCGTCTGCAGGTTCATTCTCGTTTCCTGCCACATGGCCGTGCGGTTGGCCTCCAGCGCCTCGTTTGAGTCCACGCTGAACAGGAACTCGTCGTTCCAGTACCATGCCCCGTCCGCGTCCTGCTTCAGGAAGTCGTAGCGGTTGAAGGTCTCATACACCGTGTCGCCCTTGTGGTCCCTGTAGCTTACGCTGCGCGGTTCGTCGGAGTAGGCGAGCTGGAACTGGAACATCATCTCGAAGAGC